ATTCTTTTTTAGGTGAGGCTGGATTTAGCGCCATCAGGTGGATGGCGTTAAACAGCGCCATAAGGGGGTCAATCTTACCGATACCACTGGCCCCCTTTGTTACCAGAGGCGCATTGGCGCTAATCACCACCTTGGCATTACCCACGCACCAGTTCATTAGTGGTTGTGTGGCATGCTTCAGCGCTCCTTCGGTGAGTTTTCGCTCTGCCGTTTTGCACGCGCCTCCTAGCCGCCAACCCTGACTGACACCCACCACCAGTTCCTGAGGAATTCCGGCATCAATCAGGCTGTCGAGCAGCGCTCCCACACTTGCCTGATCCATTCCAACCTTATCCAGTAAGCCAGCTTCATGAATCTGTGAAACATACATCGCCACTTCGTCAGCATCTTCCCCGAATGATTTTACGATTGTCATATCACCCTGTTTAACAAAATCACGGATTTTGCTTTCTTCGCTTTTTCGCCGCTCAATCGCCTTTTCATGGCACCATGCGTGCGACCAGCTCAGCCACTCGCGGGTTTTCTTATCCCTGCCAACGATGGAAAGTCCTAAAAGGTCATCAAGGCCGCCGCCGTCGATACCCACGGTGATGACTTCGCTACGGCTCAGTATCTGCTTGAACGTTACGGATGGATCGGACTGCGCTTCCCAGTATTCGGCTCCCGCCCAGCGGTCACCGCGAAGATTCATGCCGATTTCGACATTGAGGTGTTTCGCCAAAAACTTTCTCAGGCTTCCCTCATCTTCCTGAGAGCGCTTGCGATACTCATCATCCAGCCACTCTTTGCTGACTGATCGCCCCATGTTGGGGTTGGTGATGTAAAAATTATCAGGATTACGGAAACCCTCGTTTTCCACCATTTCTGGCGGGAATTCGTAAAGAATACCGAGAGTCTTTCCATCCTTGAGCACGCCATCACGAACGTTACGCCAGTAGTCCAACTTCTTCTTAAAGACGCCTGCAGGCGGTTCATCGCTCTGCGTGGTCAGGTAAATCACCCAGCCTTCATTACGCGAAACCTGACCACCCAGAGCCTCAATGAACATTGCATCTGCTTTGGCGTTCTTGCCGAACAGCCAGAGCTCTTCAACCAGAATTCGACCTGCCTTTTTACCTGAAACTGTGTCGCTGTCAGCGGCTACTACCTTCAGGCTGTTGCGATTTACGCGGTGTGTGATGGTACGAATATGATCCTGAACATGAAACAGCGCAGACAACTCTTCATCTTCCCTCACCATGCTTGCGGCGGGTTTGAAGCAATTATCTGCAACTTCCTTGGTCGGCGCGAGGATTAGGTGCTCCTCGTCCGCACGCCAGCAGATAATCAGCGCCGTCAGCATAATTCCCGCTGCAATAGTGGATTTCGTGTTCTTTTTGCTGATGAGAAGACCATACTCACGGATCAACTGATTGCCGGTTTGCTGGTCATAGCCGCCGAATATTGCCATAACGAAATCAAAAACCCACTGTTCTGAACACTCGCCAAATGTCGGTTTGCCAGGTAGGTCAGTAACCCTGAGCTCTTTAAAGATCGACAGCGCGTGCTCGCCAGAGTCTCTGAAAATAGGCGGCGGAATGATAGATTCACGGTTAATGAGCCTGCTGGCCCAGTCAGCACATGCAGTGGACCATTCCGGCATATCTATCCCCTGTTATTCACAATAAGCTGTGGCGGAGCCATGCCCATGAACTTGCTGGCCACGGCTTTTGCAGCAGCCTGCTTCGCATCCTTTTTGCCACCCTCACCTTTTTTGCTGTGCAGGTAGGGAAGCATTGCCTTTGCGGCATCTTTTCGGGTGTCGATATCTTCACGACGGTCATTCATAACCGACTTCAGAAACTCAAGTGGGTCATCATATTCACCCGCAGCGCGGACAATTTCCGGCACCGGATCGGGCTCTGAAAAAGGTGGTGTGTTTACCGCTGGGGTATTAACTTTTTTTCCATGCGTAGGCACGTCGTCAACTTCGACTTTTTCATTCTTTTTGCGGCTCATAAAAGCGATGACTTCCGGGTCTTTCGCTAGCTGCGAACCCTTGGAGCGTGCGGAGTTTGCGGAATACCCAGCCTTTATAGCCGCATCTTTTTTCGACATACCGGAAATCAGCGCCAGTGCGAATTTTCGCTTCTGGGCTGTTAACATGTTTACACCCTCCAAAAGGGGATATTTTCTGTGCGTGAGAGGGGGCGAGGTTTCGTAGAGAGTCGTCCAGGAGGCTTTGGACTCCCCCCCACCCTCAGATGATAATTGATATCATTTACGTAGAAATGATTTCAAATGAAACTATATCTCGTTGCAATTGACAACCATTCTCTGTTGCCTTTTGCATCCGCATTGGTCTTCTTGCGGTGGCAACCATCAGCTCCACAACATAGGATTTGACAGTTGCTGTCGGTATCTTCTCCTCCCTGATGCAGAGCAACCTTATGATCGAGCTCAAAACCGTGAGGATATTCTGTCAGGCGTCCACATATCGCGCAGCACGGGTTGGCTGTCCATAGCCGCTTGCGTCTTGACTGCAACTTCCAGCCAGTGATGCGAGTATCAGCTACAGTTGCCGTCCTGACGCGCTGTGTGCGGTCAACGGAGAGTCTGGGCTTGAGTGTTGCAAGTCGTGCCATGATGTTCCTTAGAATCCAGCCGCCATGCCCTGCGGCGTTCTGTACGCTGCTGATTGTCAGGGTGACGCTCAACCGCAGGCAGGTCTGCATGATCCACCAGCGAGTAACACGGATAGATAACCCGGCCACCATAGGCATCACCTACCGCGTAGTCGGCTGGCTTTGCGCTGTCCCATCTTGTCAGCACATCAGTGATACGATGCTGTGGTATGCTGTAACAGACGCCGTGAATCAGCCTGCTCATGGTGATGTAGTCAGTCTGGCGCTGATCGCTGTCGATAAGCTTTGTTGCCACCTCAAGCTGATACTGTGGTGGCCTGCCGGTACCTAAATAGAAAGACAGCAAATCATCAGGGAACCGGTCAAGCCAGGCTGCTACCTTTTCAGTGAAGCCACAAACCAGCAGCGCATCGTCTTCCATTATCACTACGCGGCAATCCTGCTGGCTGGCCCACTCAATGGCGCGGCGGTGATTCGGATTGGCACCACCATTTTTATCATCAAGCAGGAAGTGAGCGTTAAGCACGCGCTTCAGATTCATCACTGCTTCTAATCGTGAGTGATGCGCCACAATGGCGAACTTTATTTGTGCTTCCACCAGGCAAACTCCTTACCAAGGCCGTCAGACTTAAACACGGTATGGATACGCGGGCCTGTCACCAGACGGTCACGGTAACGATGAGCGACTATGCCGAAAGCGATCATGTCGCCAACGGACGATGCTGACTGTTCTTTGCCCCAGAACCGCAATGATTCAATGTGGTAATACAGCCGGACAATGCCATGCGCTATTGTCATCACATCATCGCGGGTGCCACCCAGCAGGCCAGCGTTTAACATCACATCGTTGCGATGCTCATCAACGAATGCCTGACAGATAGCTTCGGGATGATTCTGTTTAGCCCAGGTGTCGGCGTAAGTCTTTGGTTCAGAGCCAACGTAAATCTTGCCCTCTTCCATTTCCTGCCATGGTTCCTGAAGCATTTCTACATCAGTGCCATCGGTACACCAGACAAAGTGGTATTCAGGATGATCGCGTAAGTGTTGCCAGATATGCAGCCAGCGCCGGAAGTAGACATTCATCTTCACATCCGGCACACGAAATAACTCGGCATCAGCCGGAACAGTCTCCAACTCATCAGCTAGGACGATGCGGCCACAACCACTGAGCGATGCCCCCCACTTAGCCAGCAGGTCATGTGAAGGTGTTATCTTTGTTCCGCGCTGTGGGTCCGGCTGGCTGGTAAGTAACGTGGTGATAACCACATTGTGCCTGTCGCGGTACTCAGCATATCCGTTATAGCCACTGTTACGGCGCTCGTTGTGAATCGTCACATTGCGCTTAACCTGTGCTTCACGGTCTGGCTTTGGTACAGAACGCTCAACGGCCTGATGCTCATCAAGGGAGTAAATTAACTTTTCAGAACCGACCACATCAGCGAACGCCCATGACGTGAGCCCGGCATTGTGAATGCGTAATGCTAAATCTGAGTGCTCGTACATGCCACGCTGATAGATGGGGTCAAAGCCGCCAACCTTTTCAATCACGCTGCGATGGTAGTAAAGCATCACGCCGCGCTGGCCTGTGTAGGCGACGTGATTATCGTCACGGTATAGCACTGTTATGTCATTGAGCTTATGGCCTGTAGCGAAATCCTGAAACTGATAGGCCAGGTGCGGCTCTGGTGAGTCAATGTAAGGCAGTTCCCATCCACCAGCTACAGGCCATGCGTCATCATCCCAAAGGAAAAGATGTTCACATCCCGCGTCAATCAGCGTCTGTAAGCTGGCGTTCTTTGATGCCACGATGCCGCGTGAGACATCACGGCGAATCACCCTGACGCCAGCTGGAACAGTTACGGGAGTGCTTGAACCGTCATCAATCACAACCACCAGCGCACCAGCAGGTAGATATTTAAGCTGATGCTCAAGTGCGCGGGATAAAACGTCATGGCGGTTGTGTGAGCTGATGGCTATACCAATACTTGATGCCCGATCAGTCACTGGCGCATAGGCAATTCCATCGATCACGACTTCCATTCAGAGTTTCCTGCTGCTCAGATAGATATAATTCTCGACGATAGTGATACCAATAGCCGATGATTCATTGTGTTCATGCTGAAAATTAAACTCATTGAGTGCAGTTTTTAGCACAAAATAAAAAACCGCCCGGAGGCGGTTAGTTGTTAGGCATTTCAGGCAAATACATCCAGTGAGACACTGTGTAGTTGCTATACTGAGCATTCCCTTCAATCCTTATAACATCGAAAGTTTTGTAAATCGGATTGTAGGTAGCAAATCCTAAGCCCTTGTCTGTTGATACAATTAAAAGCTTTAGTGGTTCTGGCTTATTTGAATCTGTGCTATTCCACTTCATGTTCTATCTCCAGTTAGTGCGGAGATATAAAGTTATCATCATCACGCGCACAAATGCGCCTTGTTAGGCTAGTAAAAACCGCCCGTAGGCGGCTAATGCACTGCTAAATTTCATCCTTGGCTCAATGGTGCCAATTTTTGAATATCGTTACTTTCATATACGGCTGCAAGATTACCTTCGCCACTGTAAAGGAACACAGAACCTCCGACTTCCTTTACCTCAGTTATGCCATTGATATACTGCGGGTCAGGCTCAGAATATAATTGAACAACGTAGTTAGTAGATACCATCACAACCTCCTTTTAAAGTGAGGTTACACTTTACATTCCAGATTAATCTTAGTGAAGATAAATTTACCATTCCAGCTTCGCAATGCTTCACGGCCTGGCTAACTGTTATCCCTTGTCGGAGGATTCAAGCAGTTCTAAGTAATTGGTAGGGAATTTAACACCGGGCTCCCTTTGTAGACTTGAAAGCTTTTGCAGGACTGCCTCTTTCCCCGCTGGATCAGAGTGGGCATAAGCTTGCTTTGCCAACTCAAGAATCTGGTTGCCTGTTGACGATGCTCCTAAGGTGCCATCAGCCTCAGCTTTGGTAAGCAGCAAATAAACGCTCTTGTTGAAGTCCTGCATTACAATCCCCTTATCCATTAATTGAGCTTGTAGATTAGCTCTTGCGCTCATGGCGTACAATGGAAGGCATTTCTTAATTTGCGGTCTGGATGCGCTTTATAGCAGCCCTGTCGATATTGCACTGGGCCACTATGCCAT